CAACGACAAGTATATCTGCACCTACCTCTTCGCCTTCTTCGCAGTACCTTTTCTTTGCAGTAAGAATTGTTACCAATGAATCATCTATAAATGTAATTCCAGTAAGAGCATCTAAACTAGACCTTACAAGTTTGTCTAAATCGTTTCTTTTTACTGTTACATTTCTAGGTGACCCTGTACGGAGAGTGCCATCTGAGTAATAATGAGCTCTCGGCCTTCTAAAACGAAAAGTGGCCTCAACATAGCAAGCACCTTTTATTGGTGGTTGTTTAATTTTACTAGCTTCCCTTTTAACCAATTCTCGCCATGGTTTTACTCTTTTACTTGCTTCAATCATCCGACCCTTTCCAATATATTTTTTACTACCTTGCGGTGCAGCTTCAAGACCATTTACAGAAAATTTAAAAGATGCCATTTAATCCACAAGGGTACCAATTTACCGCATTACCAACAAATCTTAGAGGAAAAATACAACCGAATCAACTTGCGGTACTATGGGTAATACAAAGCTATGCCAATAAAGAAGACCAACAATGCTGGCCTTCTTTAAACACTATTGCAGATAATGCTTGCTTAAGTAAGAGAACAGCACAGAAGGTTGTAAACCAATTAGTTTCTCTTGGCTTTTTAGAAAGAACACACCAAATAGGTAATAATGGGCAACAGGGTAGTAACCTTTATAAAGTTACTGTTTGGCATTTAGCAAATGTGCCAGAACCCAGTATTGGTAGGCGTGGCAAATCCTGCACCCCTGCAAAAGATGCTACGCCCCTATGGCAAAATATGCCATGCCCCATAGCAGCAGATGCCACCAAACTAGATACAAATAAACTAGATACAAAAGAACTAAATAAAAAAATTAATAAAAAAGATTACACGGATGACTTTTTAGAATTTTGGTTTTTATATTTAGATATTAAAAAAAGAGCTAGTGGCCAGAATAAACCAAAGGCTTGGGAAGAATGGAAAAAAGCCATAAAGAAAACAACACCAGCAAATATAAAACTTTCTTTGTTATCTGCTATAAAACAACAAAGAGCAACAGAAAGAGATGGTGGCTTTGCAGTTTGTTTTCCTAATTGCTTTAGATGGTTAAGGGATGAATGTTACGAAGGATATGTAAAAGATGAGAAAGATACCCTGTACAAGAAGAGAAAAGGTGTTACAAACGAAGAAAGACCTTGGGAAAAAGATAAACCCCAAGATTCAGAATTACCTTTTTAACCTCCCATGACTGTTAATTACAGAAGAACATCACTAGATAGAGACACTACATTTTATATACCTAAGGTAGAATGTTTTGCTTGTTATGACTCGGGTATAGTTGCAAATGGCGATGCTTTTGTTAACCAATTTATCCCAGACTATGACCGAGACAAAAAAGGCAGACTTTGCGGTGGCCAAGATTTAGCTATTATCTGCCATTGCAAAGCAGCTTATGGCGATAGCCAAAGCGATAATGAAAGAGAAAGAGTAGGATTCAGAGATAGTTATGGCAATATAAGAACAGCAGATTCCATAAGAGGAGAGCCACAACCCCTTGGTTTTTCTATGGAAAAAGAAAAAATACGACAGATACATACACAAAGAAAAGATGCTTGGCAAAAAAGTGCCAAAGACATAAATGAAACTAGACAAAAAATTGCTAACGGAGAAAAATATGAAACTCCTTACTACATACAAGTGGTAAAGGAAGAGTTAACCAAAGTAGGCGATATGTTTTCATTTCCTACAGAAAAAGCTATCGTTGAATCCATGTCAGGCAAACAGGAGGTAACATGAAACTTAATTTTGAGTCATTATTATCATTAGATGATCTGAAAGGCGCATGGATATCTGATGAAAATGGAAAAAACTTTCGTATTTATGATTTTTTTGTTGATATGTCTGATGGACTTGGAACAGATGATTTTGCTAGATTTGATGATGTTTGGGTTACTTTGGTACCTATAGACTTACAAACTGGTGAATTTAGTAAAACAGAAAAATTCGGTAAACCTTTTCAAAGTTTAAAAAATTGGACGATAAAACTAAACAGAGGTTTCGATAATGACTAATTTTATTGATATTGCTAAAATTCTTAAAAACAAATTTTTATGACCAAAATTAACGATCTTAAACCAGACCACAAGAATGCAAGAAAAAGAACAGATCGGTCTGCATCTCTCATACAAGAATCATTAGAAAAATATGGTGCAGCAAGATCAATAGTAATAGATGAAGATGGTCGTGTTTTAGCTGGCAACGGAACTTTAGAAGGTGCTAAAGCTGCTGGTTTAGAGAATGTCAGGGTTATAGAAACAGATGGCAAAGAACTTATTGCAATTAAAAGAACTAATTTATCTGAAGATGAAAAAGTTGGTCTTGCTCTTGCAGATAACAGAACATCTGATTTATCCGATTGGGATGCGTCTATGTTGCACCACCTTTCAATGGAACATGATTTAGAACCGTGGTTTAAACCAGAGGACTTAACTGAATTAATGGACCATAGAGAAGAAACAGCACCAGAAGATTTTAAAGAAATAGATGAAAATATAGAAATCGAACACCGTTGTCCAGCTTGTGGGTATGAGTGGAGTGGTAAACAAAGTTAATAAACCACCTTTTTATATACCGACTATGGCTGAAATAGAAGCCATAAAGTGGAATGGCTTTAATGTTGTCTCAACTTTCTCAGGTTGTGGTGGTAGTTGTTTAGGTTATCGCATGGCTGGTTATAGAGTTTTATATGCAAATGAGTTTATAAAAGCTGCACAGGAGACATATAAAGCTAACCACCCTAACAGCATTTTAGATTCTAGTGACGTGAGACAGATAAGACCAGAAGAAATATTAGAAAGAATTAATTTAAAAAAAGGTGAATTAGATTTATTTGATGGCTCACCACCATGTGCTTCTTTTTCTATAAGTGGTAAAAGGGAAAAAGGTTGGGGTGTTGAAAAAAAATATAGTGATACAAAACAAAGGGTTGATGATCTTTTTTATGAATACGCAAGACTCTTAAAAGGGTTGCAACCTAAAGTATTTGTTGCAGAAAATGTTGCTGGTTTAGTTATTGGTACTGCCAAAGGTTATTTTAAAAGAATTTTGCAAGAGTTAAAAGATTGTGGTTATGACGTTAAATGTAAAATTATAGATGCGCAATGGGCTGGTATACCACAGATGAGAAAAAGAACAATATTTGTAGGTGTTAGAAAAGATTTAAATATGGCACCAGTACACCCAAAACCTTTGCCTTATTTTTATACAGTTGGTGATGCTTTAGCTAATGTTGAAAAAACTAATAATTACAAAGATGTTATTAAAGGTACTGAGACTTATAGGCTTTGGGAAAATACAAAAGTTGGTGAATCTTTTTGGAAAGCTGCGGTAAAACTTACTGGCAAAAATAAATTTTACAGCCACGTAAAACAATCGCCTTTTCGCGTTGCTAATACAGTAGTGCAAGGCAGCACAGATAAATACCATTGGTCAGAACCAAGAACTTTTACTATCGAAGAATTAAAAGCAATCAGTACTTTTCCTAAAGATTTTAAATTAACTGGTACATTCTCACAGCAATGGGAAAGAGTAGGTCGTGCAGTACCGCCTATGATGATGGCAAAGGTTGCGGAAACCGTAGCCAAAGAAATATTAGAAAAAATCTAAATGGATATACCTACAAACTGGTCTTTTGAAACCTCTGGTGTTGCGCAAGGTTTTGATCGCCATGTAAGAGAACAGTTACCTTGGTACGACTTAGCAACAAATGCAATACTCCATGTGGCAAGACACTATATTCCAGAGAATGGCCTTGTTTACGATTTTGGTGCATCTACTGGCAATATTGGTAGAGCATTAGAACCGATATTAACTAAAAGAAAAGCACATCTAATTGGCATTGAACCTAGTCAAGAAATGATAAAACTTTATAACGCACCCGGTGAAATAGTATGCAGTAAAGCAGAAACATTTATTGCTAAAGACTTCGATTTGTCTGTCTTATTTTTATGTTTAATGTTTATTCCACCAGCCAAAAGATTTAATCTTATGCTAAGACTAAGAGAGAAATGTAAACC